CGCTTTGTACTTATAATAGAGTTTCTTTAGCTTTATAGCTTGATCTTCAAAGTGTTCATCTTCAATTGTGTAGATATTAACCAAAGATTTAATAGCTGGACCTTGAGACTGTGGAGTTACTTTAAATACGCAGCAAACAGTATCGCATTTCTTTCTACCAACGTCAACAGATAGAATATAGTATGCTTTTGCGCTAGATCTTCCCGATGCTTCATATTCAGGTTGATTCAACTTTCTTGCTCTGTCAAAAGCTTCTCCATTAAAGAAAGCATCTTCAACCGTGCCAGACCATTTTGATTCATATTCTCTATCAAATGATGCTTCATTAAAAGTACCATCATTCTTCAAACTCTAAACAAAGTTACGTTGAACCAAACCAACAAGTGCGGGAATGCGCCACGTACCACCCATTACGAAAGCTTCGCCGGGTTCTGTAACCATGCGAACAAGCAACGTAATAAGTTTCTCATAGGGGAATGAACTCTTCCAACCCGCGGTTGTTATATATGCCTAACTTTTATTCGTTACTTCTTTTGATTGTACGCTACCATCCAGACATCGTCGGTCAACATTCATCATGGGTATAAGTACTTCATTCAAGATAGTACCATCGACACCAACACATTCTTCGATTAAACCACCATGACGACGTTTACCACGAGAACTTTCTCTTGCTGCTACGTTGTCAAAGTAAGATCCACTTCTAAACACGTATTTACAATAATCTTTACCTTCCTAGGTTACTCCTCGACGTCTATCAAGTTCTTTGTCAAAAGCAGGAACTAAAGTACAAATTTCTCCCACTTTTTCTTTTATGATACCAGCAGCCTGTTCCTTACCACCAGAAGTAACGAATAGCTTAGCTCCAGGATACAAGATACATCGTATCATGAGCACAAGCACCGATAGAAATGATTTAGAATAAGCACGAGGGAACACCATATAAACATAGCGATATCTCATACTCACTCGTAGAAACACTCTCTAATAAAAGTAGAAGTTAAGATCTTTTTTTCTTTCTGGATCACAACCTGTTTGAAGAAAATCAACAAACAAATCAGGATATTCTCTCCAAAAAGCAATATACTATCTAGCCGCAGGTATAATAGCCTTTAATCTTTCTTCTGATATACCAATTTTTTTGCCTTCACTCGAAAGATTTAATAAATCAGCTAGAGCCATCGTCATCATCCTCTTTATCTTCTTGTGCTTCCGCTTCTTCAAACTCCTAAAATTCTACAAAATCATCATCTGATAGAACTTTTCTACCATCTTCGCTAAACATCTGCTCCTCAATATCGTCATCAATGTCATCTGCATCTATTTGAGCTTCACGCTCTTTATCTTCTTCGATTTTCTTAAGAGCAGACTCTATCATTGTACCAAGGTTTGTTTCCTCATTAATCAGCGTTTGAGTATATGTTTGCAAATCTTGAATTGTTCTATCTACTTTGTCGTTAGGAGTATCTATATAATAACGTGGAATGAAACCCTCTCTTTCGCACATAGCAACTAATTCACCAATGGAATCAATAACATTACCACTTTCACCCTTGTTCTATGCCGCGGTAAACTTACCTGACTTCATCAATGAATCATAAGCCTTTTGCATCTTTGTAAAGCCATCTATATCACCTGCATCCAAGAGCTGATTGGCTTTAAGAGAAGCTTTACAAATCATAATAAGAGTATCTTTGTGGCCGGCACCTTGAATATCATAAGATGCCATCATGTCATTATATAGTTGTTCCATGCGAACCCACTCCTCAGGACGATACCCATGTCCCCATTTTAGCCGAAGCATTAACTTATCTTCATGCGTTAGCTAATCTACAATAGGATTATTTTCCTCTTCTTCCTCAACAAGAGGTAAAGGAATGTAGGTATCATCTTCTGCGGGCGGCGCGCTCACTGGCGTTATCAAGCTCTTTGGTTTGGGCGGAGTCCTATCTTTAGAAAGCTACTCTTCAATCTCTTCTCCACTATATCCTTGAGCCTTCATTTTTGTGACCTTTTCTTGAAGAATCTGTTCTTCAATCTTTGGTCCATCTTCCCAATGCTTATCATTCCATTGTTTAAGCTTCATCTTGGAAAGATATTTACCAAGGATTGTCATACCTGTGATCTTCTTTCCTTCAACAGCATTCTTCTCTAAGATACTGTCCCACCATTCTTTTACATAAGGAACATCTATCTCTTGAAGAATCCATTTATAGGTTTCTGGATCCCAGTTATCCACGTGCATGGTAATGCACTTCTTACATTGATTAAGTTTGCCACCATCAGGGTATTTTTCGAGATTACGAGAAGTATAGAACTCTTTTTCATCCATTGTCTTCCCGCAAACTTCGCAGTAATGACTCATTTAATCACCCCTTTTTTTTATTGCGGCATGCCTTACAGATACTATAAAAATGATCTTTACTTGTATTATTTATTGAAAAAAAGTTATTATGAGCTGGCTTACTTTGGCCACACTTTGAACATTTTTTAAAAGGTAAACCTTTCTTCTTAAATTCAAACTCAATAAACTAATTCTATGCTTCCTATGCGATTAACTTAGGTATCTTATTTCTCCATAAACTAGAGATATACTCTAAACTATGCTTAATACCAAATTCTTGCTAAAGGGTCATCTAAATCTCGGTATTCTACATTTTATCAATCTTGCATTCAACTATTCTCATATATAATGGATAAGGCTCAAGAGCTTTATCGCACATATTTTCAAAGTCTTGTATGAGATACCATGTATCTGCTTCAAAATTCTCAAAACTATCTTCCTTGAGCTTGGAATAGTCACAAAGAATCGCAGAAACCACTTTAGCATCCATAAGAGAAATACCTTGAACAACCACCTATCTATTTTCGTCTAAATAACTGGTGTCATCCAATGGCACATAATTCGTATTCCCGTGAGTGATTTTAGAAAAGCTTAATGGCTTCTAATATCCTTGTTTAATGATATACTAATCTTTACGCATCTCGATGAGAGCTTTCTTCATAACATAAGCATCTCTTCCAGAGGTGTGTTTCAGCGCCTCCTCCCATACTTCAATAGTTTCTCGTAACTACTTTAAAGGAGGAATGGTGTCTAAGTCAAGCTAAGTAATTGAAATCTTAGGTTGAAATATTACATTCTTATCTTCATTAATTAAGTTATATATACCGTCCTCACCATTCTCAAGCTAGCTTACTAGCCCTTCAAAGCTACATTCCCGCTTATTAACAGTAGAAAGACGATTTTCTGTCAATATTTTACGTTCTTTTTTTTCTTGCTTTTCCATGCAGAGAATAAGATAATCCGCTAAAACCTCAAGATAATTGGCGGGAGGATTGGGATTTTCTTCTAGTATCTTCTCTACTAGCGCTTTACGCTCTTCTGGAGATTCGATTGTATAATCTAATTTAGTCAAATCAATCATCTCCTTATAGTCGTATAATAAGAAAAATTTTAGAAACTGTCAAATTTATTTTGGCTTAACCGACCGGACCGCGGCCCGCAAGTATAAAATTGACAATTTCCCATAAAAATGATATTATTAAAATATAAAATAAAAGGAGAATAATATGTTGATGTTCTTCGACATTGTGCCAGAGGGCTTCCCCGCAGGTGCATAGTTTTTCTTCAATCTTGCTATTGCTGCAATAGCTATTCCTCTAAAATCTATTTTACTTCCTCCAGATATCGAAGATTATTGGTATCTAGGAGCAGTAACCGAATCAAGACCATTTGCAATTCACATATATCGAGATGAAAGAGTCTCCAAAGATGTGATAGAAACTTTTCCACATTGCGTGTTGGAACTCGATCCTACTGGCGACATATGCTGGTATGATCTTATTGATTATGAGACAGATGATCCCTGGGAGTTAAATCCAACTCTTGAAGATTTTGATTATGATGATGAAGATTATTAAGAAAGGTACTGAAAAGCATGATATTAACGATTACTCCAAAGAAAATGTCACTATATCTTGCTAATGGTAGAAAATCAGCTGCTCAAGTAATGGCTGAAACAGGAGCTGATATAGTTATTAATGGTACTCTTTATACTTTCAGTACCATGAAACCTTGTCTTGATTTCAAGGCAGATGGAGTTGTTTATTCTGACGAAGAACCTCTTTATGAAGGTTATGGTTGGAACAATAATGATTATTACATGGTTAGAACTACTAACATGGCAAAATATGATAACTTTATTTCTTCTTGTAATCTAATTAAACAAGAGAAAGAATGTTCAGTAGATGGTATTGCATGGGTTGCTGGTGCTCGTCCTAGAACAGCGATAGGATGGAAAGCCAATGGGAAAATGGTAATTTATGTCACTAACCGGAATGAAACAGTCGCCACAGTGACTAAAAACCTGCGGGAAGCTGGGTGTGTAGATGCTATCAATCTTGATGGAGGCGGCTCTACTCAAATTAGCACAAGAAACTATGGAAGTATTTATTCTCCCGAAGGCCGCAAAGTACAAAACTATCTGTGCATCTGGGAAAACACTCCACAGCAAGCTCCCTCGTCACCCAATACCTCGGAGCCCGCAAGTAATTGGAATATAACTCCTCTTGGAGTAACTAAGTTCCCTCTTGTTGTTCGCGCAGAGCGAAAATTGAACATGCGGGCGTTGCCTACTAGCGCGTCTAGTCTGGTTACCGTGATACCAAAAAATAAGGAAATATCCGTAACTGGCTACGCCCTCAATAAACAATGGCTCAAGACCAATGAGGGATATATTTACCGCCTTTACACTGAATGTCAGAATCCTTATACATCACCTAAACTCAGTATTCAGAAAGGTAGTTCTGGAGAAGGAGTACGTTGGATGCAATGGCAGCTAGGTAGAAAAAAATATAAAGGTCAAGATAGTAATATACTTGGATGTGACGGATCATTTGGACCTAATACCCAGTATGCCTTAATGTGCTTCCAAAAAGACAATGGGTTGAAAGTAAATGGCATCTGCGATGCCGCAACAAGAGAGAAGTTGAGTAAATAAGTGCGGCGGACAAAAGTCCCTATAAATATATTTGAAAATTAGGAAAATTGTCCTAAAGATTTTTGCCCAACCGCATTAATAGGAGGACCGCATGGATAAAAATACCTACATGGTTATAGAATGTGAAACCAACCGCATACTCGCGCAGAACATGCCGAAAGCAGACGCTCTCACGCTATTAGGGCTGCTTTGCCAGTATGCGCCGGAAGTAAGAGACTACACTATCACGCATGACTACTTCGAGGAAAGTAGTAAGAAGTGGGAGCGGTAGATGAACATGCTTGCAGAAGATAGGTTGTAATGAATTGCGGGCGGCAGCTTCTCGGGCGAGTTACCATGAGGTCTCGTTGCCAGGGACCTGGCGCCCGCACGCAATATTTTAGAAGAAGGGATAGTAAAATGGCTGAATGGGTTAAAATCCTGATATTGGGAGTATGTTTCTTTGCTTTTGTTGGAGCTAGTTATAGAGTGATGGTGGGGCAAAGAAAGGGAATGAAGGAACAGTTGTTGAAAGCTTATGGGTATGAGTTAGATGGAGACTGGTGGAAGAAGCCTGGATATAGCCTGTCAAATGAATGGGTAGAGAACTGGTCGGTGGGAAGGTTGATTGATTATTTGGAGCGATGGAAGGAAATTGAGGAGAGGAAGAAGGAAGAAGAGAAATGATCCATGTTGGGCGGGTGCAATGGTGAAGTTGATAATGGTGGCGATAGCATGACCGTAGTAATATACAAAGATTATGGGGAGAGAACTGCAGAGCTTGATACCATTACTATTTATAATGAGTCAGGTAGGATATTATGGCAAGGAGTTACGAAACAATTTACTCTTGAAGGTTCTGTGGAAATGGCTAACATTAAAGGTGGCGAAGGTAAGCCTAGAGTATATTCTAACGTAAGAAGTGTAGAAGTATAGGAAGAAAAAGTGATAGTAAGTTATGATGAACTAGACGATAAGGACTGGAAAGATTATTTAGAGTGGTTGATTGAAAATAAGTGAAGGTCGTTATTCGTAATGGGATAGTGATTTGGTAAATGCCGTTATTCGTAATTAAAATGCGATTTGGTGGGAGAGTTGTGCAGACAAACCCGCTTTATCGTTTTAAATTGCAAAACTCCCCGAAATACTCCCCCCGGTATGCTACAACCTTTCTTTCCCTATCTGTTAGCCACGCCTAACTACCCTCCTATTGTTACCCCTTGCTAACTGCTTTGTGAGAAAAAAAATTTGCAAAACTTGAAAAAAAGTGTTGACAAGTTCTCTCTCTTGTGCTATACTACAATCAGAAAGAGAGAAAAACACAAAGTAAAGAAAGAGAGGATACAACAATGAAGAACTGGAAGGTTTGGATTCTGACTGACAAGGAAGGCAAGGAACTCGCTCGCGGACGCAAGAAGGACGTAATGGATGTTCTCTATCAGCGTTATGTCTATGGACACATCTTCTCCGATAATCTCTATCGCACCAGCGAACTTCTCAAGGCGGAGGGCTAAAAAGCCCTCCAAATTTTTTTCTTTTTTTTGAAAAAAAGGCTTGACAAATTCTCGCTAGTATGTTACAATGTAGACAGAAAGAGAGAGAAAGACAGAAAGAGAGGAAACACCAATGAGCGTAAAGTTTAGCTACTACTTCAGAGAGTTCAAAGAGGGAATCAGCAAGGTATATGACATTCAGAAAAGGCATTATCCCTCTGGCCTGCGTGAAGTTTACAAGGTATGGAACGCCGACAGGCAGAAATTCGAGTGGATGAAGAAAGAGGCTTGCACGATTATTGAATAATCGTGCAAGCGATAAAAGAAGAAGAAAGATAAAAAAAATCTGCAAAAAGACTTGACAAGAGAAAGAAAGCGTGCTATAATAAAAGCACAAAGAACGAGAGAGAAAGAGAGGAAAAAATAATGGCCAACGATACTTACTTCATCTATATCGGAGATAAAGACTTCAAGGTGCTCGGCACTACGGTTGCCTGGGATGCATATGAGAGAGCCGTAAACTTTGCGGACCTTACCGGCGAAAGAGTGGCTCTGGTGGACGGCGAAACTGGCGAGGTTCTGGTCGATTCTTGGGACGAGGAATGACCTTCCTCGTCCTCGCTTTATTTTCGCCGGAGCGCAGTCGATTGTCATGGACCGACTGCGCTCCGAATTTTCGCTAAATCGGTAGTTCACTAAATCGCTAGCGCTTTAAATCGCTAAAGTGATGAAGTGGTGAAGTCCTGAAAGTTGGCACTTTAACACACTAAAGTGATACAGTGATCAAGTGTTAACACTTTAAATCATTAAAGCGATGAAGTGAATATTATTCATGCATGATGAATAAAAATTCATGGAAAAATTTTTGCAAAAACGCTTGACAAATGCTTCAAAGTATGCTATACTACAGTCAGAAAGCAAGAGAAAGAGAGGACAATAAAATGAAGAAAGTTAATCTTTGGAAGAGCATTTACAGCGGGCAGGTCTATGAAATGCCTCTTGACTGGATGCCGCAGTTCGATGGATGGGAGCTCATCGGCACCATCACTAAAGAGTAAAAGATAAAAAAAGTTAGCGAAAACACTTGACAAGCAAAGAGATTTGTGCTACAATACAATCAGAAAGAGAAAGAAAGAGAGGCTACTAAAATGAAAGAAATCGAAATGTTTGTGGGAATGATGGACCGGGCAAAAATCCGCATCAAGATTGTGGAGCAGGATAAAGAAACCCACGTGTTCCTCCTGGACAGTGATGCCGAATACATCTTCGGTGAGTGGGGTCAGCTGGTAGAAATCCTGTGAGGGGCATAAGCCCCTCACACTACCAACAAGAGGAAAGGAGTATATAAGGAAATGACCGTGAATGAATTGATTAAGGAACTCCAGAAAATCGCCGATGAAGGACACGGAGAAGCCAAAATCATCAACCGCATCATCACTGATAACGGAGGAGAAGAAATCAGCTGGTGTGAATATCGCAACGGAGAAGTTAATCTCTACGAATAAAAACGAAGAACCTGCGGCCGCCGGCTCATCGGGCGACTAAGCAAGATATAAAGAAACTTCAAGGGGAGGCCGCAGGTCTCCCTTTTGACATAATTTCAAAAATATTCTATAATGGTTACAGAATTAAGAAAGGAGAAATTCTAATGACTGTGGAATTGCTACAGGCCCTCCTGCTGATCCTCAAGGCTTGTCTTGAATAGGATTCTTGCAAGAAGTGTCCTCTTCGCCAATTCTGCGAGAAGATGCCATGTGAATGGTGAAACAAATCCCTCGCGAGGCCCGTAACAGGGTCGTTTTTCCACACAGGCAAAGTCGTTAGAATTTTTGAACAAGATGGAGCTTACCCAATGGTCAAGAAAAATAGATAAAATGGGGCGCATCGTTCTCCCGGTACGCTTGCGAGAACAGTATGGCCTTGTGACTGGCCTAGAGTGTCCCATCTACCAGCACGTCGATGAAGATGGCCGAATGTTCATTTGCTTTGAGGTTCCGCCAAAAGCGGTGCAGAATTTCAATGAAGCACGCGCACTTCTCGAAAAGCTGGGATATACAGTTTCTAAGAATGAGGATAAATAATTATTCATCGAGTCAGCGGCTGGCGCACGGGCATGAGGGCCCGCGCGCCAGCCGAGTTTTATATGTTATGCAGTTTGCACAATTTTGACCGCGAAAATTTGTGCATTTTGCCATCTTGCGTTTTCCCGGAAGTGTGCTATACTATAATCACAGAGGGCGAGGGAACGGCTTCCCACCCTGACCGCGGTAAGCAGTACAAAGGGCGTCGAGATGGGCGTCTGAAGCAAGCGCCGCCAAAGCCGACTAAATAAGCGGAGGGATTCATATGAGTCGGGCACCTCCCCAGTAGATCTGGTTTTCTAAAAATATAAATAGGAGCGATCCGGCCATGACTTACACTTCTGGCTTCGTCCCACGCTTCGGGTTTGCTACTCCCCCGCCCAAAATTTGAGTAGCTGTCGGCATCAGGCTTACACCCTTTCACTGACGCGGCATTTGTGGAAAAGGGCAGGCGGAACCCCAAAGGCCACGGGGAGAAACCGAAAAAGAGCGGTACGCAAAGGCCAAGCGTGCCGCTCTTTTTTTTTCGGCGGCCCGCCTGCGATCACTTTGTGCGCAGGCGGGCCGAATTTTGACTAAATCGCTAATTCAGTAATTCGCTAGCGATTTAATTCGCTAAAGTGATAAAGAGGTAAAGTCCCGAAAAAAATCAAAAAATTTTCAAAAACCCCTTGACTTTTTCCCCTAGGTGTGGTATCATGTAGACACTTAAGAGAGAGGAGAGAGCCCCATGAAGAAACGTAATCTGATTATCACCATCAACAATCTCGTCTATCAGGAAACGGTGCAGTCCCCTGTCCTCACCCGCGATTATCTGGACACTCTGGAAGAATCCCTCTATATCTGGTGGGAACTTCGGCCTGTCTCCCGCATGTGGAAAGCCGAGCTGGTCCAGACTGGTGTTACCGCTTTCGTATACGCCAGCGAAGAACCCGCTCTGGTCCGGTGGGTCGGAGATCTGGCCTACACGGTCGAATGGTGAGGGGCATAAGCCCCTCAACCGACCTAATCGGGCGAACACCTGCCGCCCGCACATTTTAAGGAGGTATAATCATGAACGAATCCACCTATGTTTTCCGTATCGGCCGCCTTCACTTCATCATAAACGCTCAGCACTCTTCCATCGGCTACTGCTATCCCCGCCTGTTCATCCGCTGGCCGGATAACTCCTATTCCAATCTCGACCTTTACTTGGGCACCCTGTTCGCCATGAGCGAAGATGACTGGCTCTCTTGGCTCGATGGCACCGAGACCCGGCTTGATGATATCGACAAAGTGCATGAGGTCTGTGACCTCTACGGCATCAACTTCGACCCCATCCAAGAATGGGCTTTCCAAATGCTTGACAAACATTCCTAATCCTCACTCCTCTCTTTCTACTGGGGGCGCGGCTATTTAAATTCTCGCCGCGCCGCTGCCGGGCATGGCCCATCGGCAGCGGCGCGAGTTTTGCGTAGTTGTGCGCTTTGCACAATTTTCGTCTCGCAAGTTTGTGTATTTTGCCTATTGTTTTTTTCCCGAAACCTGTTATAATAGTCACAGAAAGCAAGAGGAAAGAGGTTAATAAAATGAGAGACTTTGAATGGAATCATCCGCTGTGGGCGGTAGTCAAAGACAATGGGAACTATGCGGGCGTACCTTGCCTGACCCATGAAGAAGCTCGTGACTTGCAATCTTGTCACGAAGGAAGCAAAATCTTCCGATTGATTCTGGAAGAAGAAGAAAGAGAGGAACAATAAAAATGAAGCATTTCTATTTCATCGAAAACAACACTGGCGAAGAGTTCATCGTGGGAGCGGATACCCTGGAAGAAGCCAAAATCATGGCAAACGGTATTGCGGCAGATATTGCCGAATACTACGGCGAAGAACCTGACCTGTCCTATGAGTACGAAATGACCGACGAAGAGGCCGAAATGAGCGGCCTGGATGAATACTAAACGAATAAAAATCGCGCCGCTGAATGAAAATTCAGCGGCGCGTGCTCGAATGTCTGCGACCGAGCACGCGCCGAGTTTTTGTCAAGAGTCGTTTTGCACAATTTTGAGCGAGAAATTTTGTGCATTTTGCCAGTTGCTTTTTTCCTAAAATGTGGTACAATGGAACCATCAAGAGAGAGAAAAGGAGTGCTTATCATGGCTATCAACATCAACCTTATGTACACCACCCCCATCGCCCTGTGTGCGGGCGCGGATGAAGACGAGTATCAGATCGACATAGAGCTTGGCCCTGTCAGCCTCGACGCCGCAATCGAAGAGGCCAAGGAACTGCTCAATCGGCCCCACATCACTTCCGTCCTTGGTTGGGATATGACTACGGGTGAGATTCTCTTCACTGCTGAGGAAGAGATTGAGGACATGGAAGAAATCCCCGAAGAGCCCGATTGGATTGACGATGACTGCGGATTCGACCCCTATTTGGGGTGCTACTCCGATGACTGCTGAGAGGAGGGTAAATTATGTATCTCGATGATGTTATCGAAAAACTGATGAATTTGGATGACCAGACCTGTCCCTGTGAGGCGGGCATCCCTTGTCCCTACCGTGACGAAACGCTAAAAGATGTGTACTGCTATCGCGGCTCCTGTCTGGATGGTATGGTCAAGCAAATTCGCAAAATGGTAAAAGAGGGCGGTTAATCCGCCCTCCACTCTTTTTCTCGGCGGCTCGCAGGCGATGGTCGCTGACCGCCTGCGAGCCGCAATTTTGTCAATAGATAGATTCCACAATTTTTGCCTTGCTAATTTGTGCAATTTGCCCTATTGCTTTTTTCCCAAAACTATGCTACAATACAATCACAAGATGAAGAAAGAGAGGAAATAAAAATGGAAGAGAAAATCAACCACAAGGAAGTCTGCATCGTCACCGTTTGCCCCTTCTGCGGTCACGCCAATGAGGTCGAGGTCAACGAAGAAGATTACTGGGACTGGCAGGACGGCGAACTCGTCCAGAACGCCTTCCCTTACCTCAGCGCCGATGAGCGGGAAATGCTCATTTCCGGTATCTGTCCCACTTGCTGGGAAAAGACCTTCGGTGGAGAGGAGGAAGAGGATGAATAAAGAACTCAAGCCCTACCGCCAGAAGATGACAGCAGAGGAACTACAAATGTATCTGTACTTCCGCAAGCGTGGCGGAACCCCTGCCGTAAAAAAGGGCAAAGGAAGCTACGACCGGAAGAAAATAAAATGTGCGCCGCTGAGTGAATAAACTCGGCGGCGCGCCCACGATGCTATTCAGCCGTGGGCGCGCCGAATTTTTGTCAATAGGCAAATTACACAAATTTTCATCCATGATTTTGTGCAACTTGACGAAAGATTTTTTTCCCAAAATGCTTGACTTTTTCGTGTATTGTGGTATACTTAAACCATCAAGAGGAAAGAGAGGCAAGACAATGAGAGGAATTATCTGCTTTGACATGGATGGAACCATCGCTGACCTGTACGGCTACCCTAACTGGCTGGAACTTCTGCGGAAAGAGGACCCCACTCCCTACTATAAGGCCAAGCCCCTGGTCGATATGGACACTCTGAACATTATCTGCGGGAGGCTGTGGGAGCAGGGCTGGGAAATCCGCATCATCAGCTGGCTGAGCAAGGATAGCACCGCCGAATATAAGGAAGCCGTCCGGCAGGCCAAGATGTACTGGCTCTGGGAGCATCACTTCCCCTACGGGGTCGCCCACATGGTAGCATACGGCACTACAAAAGCCGATTGCGTGCGGCGGGCGGGTGATTGCCCTAAAATCTTGGTCGATGACAACGCCAAGATTCGGGACGGGTGGCATCTGGGAAAGACCATAGACGCCACGAAGAAAAACTGGCTCGATGAACTCGCGGCCCTCATAGACTGAGGGCCGCAGGAAGAAAGGAGGGAAAAAGATGTTTATTTACATTGTTCGTGCAAATAGCTGCGATTATGATGAATATGATGAAGTAACCGTCATCGCTAAGAATGAAGAACATGCGCTTTTGCTCGCAAGCTCTTTGTTTGATGGGTCTCAGTTTCCCTTAAAAGCATTTTTTATCTGCCACTGTGACCACGACGAAGAAGCACTTTTAACCGCTAGCTTTAATGCCGGCTGAGCCAAATGGGAATTTTTCTAACAGAAAAATTCCCATCGCGCACCCACAAAGCAGAAGAGAAATCTTCTGCTTTTTCTTTTCGCCGGTGCGCTGCCGGCCGCCACAGTCGGCAGCGCACCGAGTTTTAATGTTCGGCAGATTGCATAATTTTCATCCGCAAATCTTGTGCAAAATGCCATCTTGCAATTATCCCTTAATTATGCTATCATGTTATCAGAAAGAGAAAGAAAGGAGACCTTGAAAATGACTATGTTTTTAATCGCTGTGATTTCGGCCTATCTCGCTATCGACTGGGTAGCGACCTTCCGCAAGTGGATGGAGAATGTCAGTAAAAAGAAATACTGGTGGGGCTTCGCTGATACCATGCTGACCGGGGCCATGCTAATCGGAATTATCATTCTCGCTGGGGAGGTGCTATAAATGAAAACCGCTTTGCTCTTGTTCATCATTTGCACGTTTGCAAATGTTGTGCTTTCCACTATCAAGTCTGTTATGACTATCAAGGGCGGGAAAGTTTCGGCGGCTATCTGGAACGCTCTGGCCTTCGGTCTCTACTCTTACATTGTGGTACTCACCGCAACGGCTCCAATTTCCACGCTCGGAAAAGTTCTTGTAACTGTCGGCTGTAATCTTGTCGGCGTGTACGGCGTGAAACTACTTGAGGAAAAGCTAAGAAAAGACCGCTTGTGGAAAGTGGAAATGACCGTAAAGAATGATTATGGCATGACCGCTGCCGCTATGCACGGCGCACTCAATGAAGCAAACATTCCTAATAACTATGTTGAAGCAGGAAACTATGCAATCTTCAACTGCTACTGTGCTACAAAAGCCGATACTGAAAATGCTGTCACTATCGGGGCAGACTACGGTGCAAAATACTTCGCTAGCGAAACGACTTTTGGCCCTTAAAAATCAGCGCGACCCGCTAGAAAAAATCCGGCGGGTCGCGCACGGCGCACATGCTCTGTGCGCGACCCGTATTTTATTGTTAGGTAGATTGCACAATTTTTATCGCATGATTTTGTGCAAAATTACTGCTTGACTTTTTCCTGAATTGTGCTATACTACAATCAGAAAGAACGAAAGAGGGGAAACAAAATTATGAAAACTCTGAAAGATACCCTGCTGATTTCCCTGTGCCTGATTCTCGCTTTTGGACTGATTGGACTTATCATTGCGGCCGCCGTCACGGACAAGCCCCATTACAATAACCCCATTGGAGCTGACCTGACCAACGGCTGGTATTACGCGCTGACCACGAAAGTTGTGGCGATTGACCAAGAGGCCGACATTGTGACCTGCGAAGATTGCAATGGAAATCTGTGGCAATTCAGCGGCGTGGAAGATTGGGAAGTGGGCGATTGTGCCAGCCTCTTAATGGAGAGCCACGGAACAAAAAAGATTGAAGATGATACAATCGAGGATGTAAGATTCAGCGCGTGGGAACTCACGCGCTGAAAAAATTTTTTCGCCCGGGCCGCAAAAGTGCTTGACAATTCCGGGCCTTTGTGCTATACTATAATCAGAAAGCAAGAGAAAAGGAGATAAAAAATGAGAACCTACACCGAAGAAGAAATCAAGGAATGGTTTGAAACCATGAAGCGCAAATACCCGAACAGCAACGCCTTTGATCATCTGACCTTTGTTGAACGCATGATGTTCAATGAAACCCTCGGAGATTCCGATTGTTTAAAAAAAATTAAAAAAGAGACTTGACAAATCGCCTCTAATGTGCTAGAATGAAAGCACAAAGGAAAGGAGATAAATAAATGAAGATTATCACTAATGAGAAGCCAACTGAGGTTCAGTTTGGAGCCCTTGACAGCGGTGATGTTTTTAAATGGGCTGGAGAATATTTTCTCAAAACCACCTTTGAAGGAGAAGCTGTTCGTCTTGAAGATGGAGTTCTGGATGATTTCCCTCCAGAATGTGAAGTTCGCCTCGTGGAAGCAATTTTGACCATTTCTTAATCCTCTCTCTCTTTCTTTCAAGTGCAAGGACGATTGAAAAATCGTCCTTGCACTATTTTCTGGCCGGCTCGTGTGCGGCGCGCACGAGCCGAATTTTTATTATACACCATCGCTCGCATTTTGTCAATTAGCAATCTGCACAAAAAACCTCTCCCAAATTCTCCCGATTTTGTCATTATTGACTATTGCAATCGTAGAGTGGGTATGCTATACTATAATCGTCAAGGGGAGAGAGAGCCGAGGAACTTACGAGGGCACTCAATGAGCGAAGGTTATGAGAAATCTCGAAAAAAAATAAAAAAACCCCTTGACAAACCCCAGCGAATGTGCTACAATAAGAACGTAAACAAGGGGAGCCGAACCCCACAAACGGAGAAAGAAGGTAGATACCATGGCTAACACCAAGATTACCAAGACCCAGCGTTTCGAGGACCTGTCCGCTCTGATTCACGGCGAGCCCGTCAAGTACGGCACCACCATCGAGGACGCCGATGCGTTCATCGCCCATGAGGTCGAACTGCTGTCCAAGAAGAACTCCGGCGAGCGCAAGGAGACCGACACCCAGAAGGCCAACCGGAAGTATCAGGCTCTGATCGCCGAATACCTGGCCATCCAGAACGAGGGTCGCACCTGCACCGAGATTGCCAAGGGCGTCTCCGAGCTGTCCGACTTCAATAACCAGAAGGTCGCGGCTCTGATGCGCGGCATGGTCGAGGCCGGCACTGTCCGCAAGGCCACCGTCAAGGGCAAGTCCCTGTTCTCCCTGGCGTGACCTATACCGGGGCGGGGTAACTCCCCGCCCCACCCGGAAGAGGGATGAACATGGCGAAAGACACCGAACAACTCCACCGCATTATGGCCAACCTGAAATGCACCGAAGAAGAAGCCGCCGAAATCATGGCCTATGACAAAGCAATAGACAAAGGAGAGAAAACGCCCCACGACCTAACCCCGGCACAAAACAAGGTAGCCCAAAGTTACGCAAGGACGGGAACCCGCAAGCCCACTGTTTACAAGTTCGATAAGAAAGAGCGTAAACCCAACGAGCCAAAGCGGGAACTAATTGCAGTAATTGCGGCGGCCCTGTCCCAAGGTGCCGAAGGGATAGAAATCACGAACCCAGAACGGCAGATCGACTTCACCTTCAACGGAACTAAATACAGAATCGTCCTCAGCGCGCCCCGCAAATAAGCGGGGCGCAATTCTTTTTCTCGGCGGCGCGTGCGCGGTCCTGCGGGCCCCGCACGCGCCGAATTTTTATTGTATCACACCACCAGCATTTTGTCAAGCAGCAATTTGCACAAACTTACATCCACTATTTTTCCCGATTTTGTACACTTTGACTATTGCTTTCTTGCTTCGCTTGTGGTATCATTAAGACAATCAAGGGCGAGACAAAGGGCCAAAAAAAAACTTGAAAAAAATTTCAAAAACCCCTTGACAAGCCCCAAAGAATCTGCTATAATAAACTCGTAAGGTTGAGAGAGGGAAGCCAAACTCTCAATCAAAAAAGGAGGAAAAACAATGAGATTCACGAAAAACACTCGCATCTTGGTCATAGACACCGAGACCACTAACACCCATGACACCAGCAAAGGCGCAGACATGTCAGATGTTCTGGTATATGACTGCGGCTGGGCCGTCTGCGACATCTACGGCAACATCTATGAAACTGCGTCATATGTCAACCGGGACATTTTCTATGGCGAGCCCGACCTGATGGACAGTGCGTTCTATGCCAAGAAACTTCCGCAATACTATAACGATATTGCCAAGGGCTCTCGCATGGTGGCGGATATTTGGGACATGAGGCGCGCTCTGCTGGATACCATCGAGCGGTACAATATCCATTATGCGGCGGCCTATAACGCCCGCTTCGATGCAAACGCCATGAACCGCACGATTCAGTTTGTCACCAAGTCCTTCTGCCGGTACTTCTTCCCCTTCGCTTCTATCGAATGGCTGGACATTATGAAAATGGCACAGGACGCCGTAGTAAGTACCCGGAATTATAAAAACTGGGCTACCGACATGGGCTATACCACCAGCAAGGGCCAACCCCGCAAGACCGCCGAAATGCTCTACCAGTACATGACGGGCGAGGAAGATTTCCAGGAATCTCATACCGGCCTTGAAGATGTAATCATCGAAGCGGCAATCATGGCCTTCTGCTTCTCCGAGCGAGACCGCCGCAAGGTCAAAATGCGGACCCTGCTCTATGAGAACCCCAAGGAATACCCAGAGCCGACCGAGTTCCAGCGGCTGATTATGCGGAGCCTGAAAGACAGGCCGAGCTTGAGATATGGAGGGGCATAAGCCCCTCCTTTTCTTTTTTCTCAGCGGCCCGCGCACAGCGCACGCGGGCCGAATTTCCATTATACCACACCGCCAGCTTTTTGTCAATAGGCAATTTCAACAAATTTTCGCGCCCTAATTTTCCCGATTTTGTGCAAAATACCATCTTGCATTTTAGAAACTTTCTGCTATAATAATAAGTGTCAAGGGGAGAGAGAAACGAAAAACCCCAAGAAAAAAACTCAAAAAAATCTCAAAAAACTCTTGACAAACAAAACCGAAAGTGCTATAATGAAAGCACAAAGAGTGAGAGAAAGCAAAGTCCGCAAGCCTCAAAAAAATCAAAAAAAAAGAAAAAAAAGGCTTGACAAACGGAAGCGAATGTGCTACAATAAAGACGTTAAGAGGAAAACCTCTAACGATATAAAGGGTGGCGACCAAACGCCAGAAAGGAAGTACATCATGGAAAACACTGTTAAGCGCATCACTAAGGCTCAGAAGTATGAGGACATCATCGCCCTGCTCTCCGGCAATCCGGCCAAGTTCATCGACGCCGACGGCGCGGTGGAGTTCTGCAAGTCGGAAATCGCCCTGCTGGCCAAGAAGAACAGCTCCGACAACAAGAAGCCCACTGCCACGCAGGAGGCCAATGCCAAGTATAAGGCCCTCATCATGGAGTTCCTGGCCATTCAGGACGCCGGCAAGACCTGCACGGAAATCGCCAAGGGTGTTCCCGAACTCGGTGACTTCAACAACCAGAAGGTGGCGGCCCTCATGCGCCAGCTGGTGGAAGCCGGGCAGGCCCATAAGGCTACGGTCAAGGGCAAGAGCGTCTTTACCATCGCCTGAGAATCACTGCGGGGAGGGTCACTCCCTCCCCGCCCCATAGGGGAAAGGGGGTGAAAGTATGTCGAAAGAGTCCGAACAGCTCAACCGCATTATGACGGCCCTCAAGGTATCCGAGCAGGAAGCCCGTGATATTATGGCTTATGACAAGGCGGTTGACAAGGGTGAAAAGACGGAATATGACCTCCCGCAAGATAAGCTGGAAGTGGCCCGCAAATTCGCCCATACCGGGACCCGCAAGAATCCTACCGTCTACAAGTTCACGAAGCGGGAACGCAAGCCTAACGCCACTAAGGCCGGAATCATCGCAGAATTGTTCAAGTTTCTGACGGAAAATAGCGATTTTGCTACGGAATCTGTCACGATTATGAATAAAGAGCGCATGATAGGCTTCAAAATTGGCGAAGAAAGCTACGAATTGACGCTCGTGCAGAAGAGAAAGCCGAAAAATTAACATAAGCGGGGCGAGAAATCGCCCCGCAAGGAGAAAAATGACAAAAAATAAGGAGTATTTGTATGTAGGTCATTACTTTGATGTTGATAACCGATTCATCCTCAAGGTAGGCACAACAAACGACCTGCAACGCCGAAAGCGCGAACACGAGCGCAATTATAAGAAAGCAAGCGAAAATCGTATGCCGCCCGATGGGGAGTTCATCTACGACTGGTATCTTCCCCTTTCCAAGTATAACACGCTAAGATATGAAGATAAAACCCGCAAAGCATGGCAGGATTCCGGCATCGGCGAATATATCCGAAACGACCGCTTTTACTGTAAGCGCAAGCCCAAGCAGGTAAAAGTCACCATCAGAAAAACATATACCATTACTTTAGATGACTGAAGTAGAAACACTTCAGTCATTTTTCTTTCAACTCACTTTAACGATTTAAATCGCTAGCGATTTAGCGGCCCGCTCGCGGGCGAGCCGGGCCGAGTTTCCCGATCGCCATACGCGTCAAAAATTTTCAATCTAGCAGGCCTCATAGCGCAACTCCCAGTTCCCTCCCATAATTGACATAACAAATAATATATTTTATAATATAAAAAAAAGGCTCGCGGCTGGCCGGCACGCAATAAACCGATCTAACACCTCGTGCCGATCGGCCCGCATCCTTCTTCCTCTTGTTGTTAGCTGTAGCTATAGCAAAATTACAAAACCATTCCTAATCCACTCATCCATGTACATCTTATCAATAGCATAGTGTAGCCTGCATACGAGTGGATTTTTCAGAGAGCGCCCGCAGTTCTTTCCAGCCCCGCAACGCCAGAGTTTCCGATCGGTTTGCAGTAATACAAATAATATATTAAAATATAAATAGAAAACAATAGGAGGATAGTGTCATGGATTTTGACGCCCTTATTAACGGCATGATCGCTGCTGGCGATGATACAGAAAGCATCGCTAAAAAGTTTACTGAAACCTTGAACAAGATCACCGCCGCCAACAAGAGGAAAGAAGAGGTAGGAGAATACCTAGATGACGCGCGGGAAGCCATCTATGAAGCGCTTGAAGGCGAGGTTGATTTCGACTTTAAGGTTGCTGCTAAGGCACAGGTGATTGCGGCCGCCGCATACCGGCCGGACCTCTCGCTTAAGGATCTGCGGGAAATGGAAAGTGCTTTCGCGGAAGCTACTAAGTGGTCCACTGAGCTGTATGATGATATTAAGAAGGAAGCTCCGAAAGTAATGAAAGCTGTTTCGGATGATGATAAGATCTTGAAGTTCCTGCGGGAGCTAGATTAACCGAGCGTTATAGCTCGGTTTTCTGTACCTTGTCAACTTGACATAAGGAAAAATTTTTGGTATAATTGGGGTTCAGAAAGGAGAACGGTGACGGGAGATGAGAGAGTGGTTTAGGTAGGGCCGATCGGCACCACCCTTCCACGATTTCCACAGTTTTTACAATTTTTCCACAGTCTTCCACTATTTCTACTTCTATCCTCCATAGTTTCTACTATTCCCTCAACCCATCATTTCCTGCTCACTCTAATACTTATAACTTTAATTAACTGTAATATTCCTCAAATCTTTCTACTCCACCATCCCATCCTGCAAGATATAAAGCACAATCTAATCTTACCTATTCGCCTAATAAATAATTATCAACATCTACCATAGGAATAAAATAAGTTTCCGGAACATCATTCCCTATAGTTTCTTCATACGTCCATATTGTTTCCTTTAGCTATGGTAGCTAATAGTAATCAAAAAGAATAGACATTACTGTCCAAGTCTTCCCTACTCCTGCTTCTATATATCTCTCTAAATCATGAAGAATAGCTTCACATTCATCTACTGAAAATCCTTCTCGATTTCTAGTAAGAGCTAATACAACACTCTCCATTCTCTTTACCAAAGGACTATTCATCTATTCCTTAATCTTATCATAAAGAGAATCTAATCTCATAACTTCCTACCTATAATACTCAATTTTCAAATCATTTTTCTCCTTTTCAACTGAGATTTTTTTCGGTGCGTCAGCACCCCTACTAACTACCCCAACTCTCCCTTGGGTACCCCTATCAAGGGAAAGGTCGCCTAAGGGATGCAACCCGGCCACGTATGTGGACGGGCGCAGCCCGCAATATTATAAAAGTATTCCCTATTATTTATATGTTCCATATATTTTTAACATGTTATCTACAAAATTTTAACATGTTATCTACAAAATTTTAACACATCATCCAATTCGATTCTTGACTTCTTTAATTACATAAACAGATTTAATTCCCCCTGTTGGCTCCTACTTCTTCATAAGATCATACTTAATTAAACCTAATTTTTCAAGAATATCCAAAATATCTTTTACGCGATAATTCGTACTATCACTTACCCCTATCCCAACAACTACTTTTATCTATTTTAATGTAATTTCATAACCCTTCCTACCATTTGCCCAAAAACGGCTAAATAAATAAACATAAATACTAATAGTACATTCATTTAAAGCAGACATCATCTTGCGCAAAGTTTCTTTTTCAATTAACATAGACATATCTTCCGGTAAAATAGTAAGTAAATAACGATCTTCTTCTTCAGTTAATAACCCCATTGAAATCAAAATCTTCGTTCTTTTTGAAGCAGTCTAACGAGTACAATCTAATTCTTCTCCTATTTTTGTAAAATTAGCATTTTTCTTCAAAACATACCTAGGATCGCCTCTTACCCCGCTCCACTCAGAATTTACCTAAAACCAAGCATAAACAATATCATTAAATCCTTTCACGGCAAGATACTCCTATTTATTTGGCATTTGTCGTGAATCTTTTTCAATTTTCAATTTAACCACCTCATTATCTTATGAAGATATGTGTTAATATATTAACATATATCACCCAAAGATGTTAATAAAATGTGTTAAAATTTTGGAGAAAGCTCACCTCTTGTTAAAATTTTAGAGAAATAGATGATGTGTTAAAAATTTGTAGTGTTAATAAAATATGTTAAAAATTTGTAGAGTGTCTGCGTTCTGGGAAAAAATTTCCCATCGCGCATTTTCCTTACCTTCCCCTTCTCACGACGTTAAATGCAATCGAATAAAACTACTTCAAAACCACCCTTGTGAATAACTTTGCAATACAACAAAAAATATCATATAATAATAACAGAAAATGAATCAAGAAAGGAAGTGCCTCTCACCATGAAAATCGAGTTCACCATTACCACACCCAAGGAAACCCGCAAGTTCACTCGTGAATATACCATGCCTACCCCGGAGTACGAGATTGCGGACGACGCCTATATGGCAGCTTTACGCTATCTCACTGAACACAACATGACAACCCTGGATGAACTTGACTACAACTATGAGGAGATTTCTGAGTAATGTATATTCCTAAGTATCGTGTGGTAGACGTCGTTGAGCTTGCTAAAGAGCTCGGCAACTATCATGTCGTCGCTGATGACAATGGCAAAGATGATCTCGTAGATGAACTTGACTCCTATCTTGGTTCCCCTTATGACTCATATGCGTTCGTACATAGAGAAGATCACATTCGCCATCCTGCCGACGATGATTGGGATGAAATCCCCGAATCCGTTAAAGAGGCTTACGACTACCTTATCACCATGTATGGATTCCAGCGTGGAGATTGCTTCCTGTGGTACTTCTCTGAATAACCGTGCGCCCTGGGAATTTTTTTCCCATTTCGCAGAAAGGACAAATAAACTAATGGGTGTTACAATCGTTCTCCTAATTCTCTCTTGCCTCTTGTTTTCCCTCGCATATATCATTGACAAGAAAACCTATCATTGTGACCTCTCAATGGCTCTCTTAAGTACAGCTGTTGTTCTTACAATCGTTACTCTCGCAGCAGCGCTTGTTCTTTTTGGAACTTTCATTACTGCGCCAAAAGAGCTTCTTTCCTATCAGGCAAAATCTGAAATGTATCAACAGGCAATAGATACTATCTCGCAAGAAACTTCTCCTGTTGATAAAAGTGCTCTTTACATTGAGATTATCAACCATAACGCAAAAGTTATCCAAGAACGCGGAAAAAGCGATTCTTTTTGGTTTAGAGGTTGGCACTCAAAACTCTGGCATGAAGTTCCTCTTGTCACTCTTCCTGGAGATATTAGCGAAAGCTAATATCTCCTTTATTTTTTATTAAAAATATTCTATAATATACTTAGAAACAATAAAGAAAGGAAGTATCAGTATGCCTTGGTTCAAAATTTACGCTGGTCTTGGCGGAGGTTTCGGTGGTGCAAGTTATGAAGGCACCTATGAGTTTTACTCACAGGACGAGGCTCTCGAATACGCGTATCAGGCTGCTATTGACTGCTATCAGTCTTATGAAGGCAATAATGGCATCCTTGGATGGGAAGAGTGCAAAGAGGCTTGCATCGAAGCTGGCTGGGGTGACGACGACGACACCGTAGATGACTACTATGGAGAAGAAATTGAAAGCTGGATCGACTATTATGTAGATCCTGCTACTGGTCCTGATGATACGGAGGAGTAAACTATGGTAGCTCCTTCGTT